GAGGTTCCAGAGGCACCAGAGGTTCCTTCCAATGTGGTTCCTCCAGTAAAAAAAGATGAGGAAGTTCCTTGTCCTGGACCTAATGCACCACGCATCGGTGATGTAGCACAGAACCAGAAAGAGAGAGTATCTGGTTTTGAACTACAAGGTGAAATCTGTGTAGTTCTCTATGAGGATATTCCATGGACTGCACAATACTTACCAGCACCACAGGTTGCTGCCACTACTGGTGGTATTGCTGTAGTTGCTACAAGTTCTGCTCTGCTTGCAAAACCTCTTGCTGATTTGCTGTTGAAAGTTATCAAACCAGCAATCAAAAAGGTCATAGGTAAAGTGCAAAAACTTATTGGGAAGAAGCAGAAGATCGAATCCCTAAAGGAGCGCCGAGATCAGCAGCGGATACGCTCGCACGCCCTGCGGAAGCTGAAGGGGAAGGAATAGAGTGAGTGTGTGGATGTGTATGTCCTGGAGGATTGTTAACCATCACATCTGCACATACCGCATAGTAAGGACTCTTGGGGTGGAAATAAATTCCTTGCTTTTTCATTTCTCCACAATTTTTGAGTCTCGCAAGTTCAAAATCTAGACGCTTATTAGCAAGCAATTGAGCACGATAAGCGTTATGAGTTGCTGCTGCTTTTTTGCACAATTCCTGTGCTTTTCCATCCAAAGGGATGGATAGAGTAGCAGAGAAACCTATGCTTCTATTGTGATTATCTTTCTGTCCAGTTCTAGTCGGAACTTCATAGAGAATGCCACCTGGATTATCCAACATTCCATCCTCGTCTAAGTCTGACATATCATAGACAGGATCATTATATGTTGGTTCATAAGGCCATTGATAACTCTTTGATTGAGTCACATATGGCGTAAAGTTTAGAGTGGGTCCTTGGCAGCTAATACCATCACCATATGTGTTGGTGATATAAGGGCCCTGAAGGACCTGAATAGCCTGGTTGGTGACTGAGCCTGTGCTATTTGCAATCGGACTTGCCGTTGCACTCACACCCCCCACAGTCTCTGCATTTGCAGGGACACTCACACTTACAGCAAGGACAGATAGACATAATAGTTTTAATCCGTGAATACGCTTGTTGTATCGGTCACGCTTGTAATCTCCGTGACCCTTTGAATTACTGTTTGATTCGTCATCCCAGGACCTTGATACGTTTCCGTGAACTGAAAAGGTGCTCCTGAGTCGATGATCGTATAGTTTGGTCTGCTGTTGAGATTTAGGGAACTGCTGGTTGAGCTTACCGATCCCGAAACCCCACCCATGGGATTGACCGTTACTGTATTTGTATTTGTTGAAGGACTCAATGACGCGGAACCAGTTCCCACGTTTGTCCCTGTCACGGTGTATTGCCATCCTGTTGAATAATCAATTGAGTTAATTGTTTCTGTTACTTTACTCGTCGTTTCTGTGTGACTCGTCATCGAGCCCTGAGTGAAGTTTGGGACAACTGGGACTGCTTGGGCAGTGGCAGTTGAAAGCAGGATTCCCGCCGCACACAGAGCAATACTCCACATTGTCCCGCCAAAACGGATCATCGCGAGGATCCTCAATCAACGGTTAGTTCGGTAACGAATTGTCCTGTTGCCATCGTTCCAGCCCCACCAGCCGTAATCGTCATAGCACCAGCAGAAGTAATCGTACCTGCCAGAGTTCCGGCAGTACCAGCAGCATTGCTAGTCATCGAACCAAAGTTCGCTACATCGCCAACGGAAACTGCACTGGTAGGAACTGCATCTGCTTGTGTATAAGAAGCAGAATAGGAGAAAGCACTACCAGGATTGTCCTGTGTTGCAGCAATAGTACCAGGAGCGTAAACTCCACTTGTGATGGTACCAGCAGAAATAGTATTTGCTGTTGTACCGTCAGTGGTATCTACACCAGAACCAGATACCTGGTATGCTGACCCAATTCTTGTTGCGTTGGTTGCGGCAGAATTAACTGTCAATTGGACACTAGAACTTAATCTGTGAGTAATATCGGCATGTGCTGGTGCCGCCAATCCAAACATAGCAAGGAGCACTAAGGCTCTTTTCATATAGATCTCATCTATCTTATAAAATATATAGGCATAAATATTCTTAGTAAGGTGTATCTGTATCACAGAGAACATGACTGAAGAAAAAAGATATTGTGCTCTATGCCAGAAGGACGAAACTCGTTCTGAGTGTTCTTATGGTCCAGAAGCATGGGATATGGCAACACTGTCTCCTAAACTCTCAGCAAGAATCGGAGAAGCAATGTCTCCTCAAGATATGCTGCTGCAGAAGCAACAGCTGAGACTGAATACTAGAAAGTTGATGCAACAGAGAAAGGCACTGTCTAAGCAGAAACCTATTTCTGAACCAATGAATCCTGCTTCTCTGGAACCTGTAAAAGAAGCGATTCAAGAGAAAGCAGAAAGAGTCAATGTACTTGGTAAGTATTACACCGTAAGTCTTGTCTTCAGAGGTGTTGGTAAGATAGTTCAGTTCTTTGTGCCTGATGTCAAGAGACCAACTAGAGATGAGTTCCAAGCAAACGTAGAGAAGATCTATCCTGGTGGTAGACTGGTTCACTATTACGAATCAGACAGACAACCACAACAACCTACTCTCTTTATTCAAAAGGAAGAAGTAGCTCCTACTATTGATAAGAAGGCTCACAGATCTGCTCAGAGAGATGCCAAGATTGGCAACCTTGCTAGAAATACAAATAATCCTGGTGAGAAAGCAGCTGCTGAAAGAAAGGCAAAAGGTCCTAAACTGATGGGTGAGAGAGCACTCTCCAGTGATGAGAAAGATGACAAAGAAAAGTATGTCAAAGGTATGAAGAAATCCGTAAAGGATTTCAAGAAGCGTTATGGTGATGACTACAAGTCTGTAATGTATGCCACTGCCACTAAGATGGCAAAAGAAGAGACTGAAGAAGTTGATGAGTGCTGGAAGACTCACAAGAAAGTTGGTATGAAAATGAAAGGTGGTAAGTTGGTTCCAGACTGTCGTCCTAAGAATGAAGAAGTAGACTTAGACCAGATGAAAAAGGATGCTGAGTCCAATCGTGATAGAGCAGCAAAGGCAAAGAAGAATACTGTAACCAGAGGTTCTGCTGCTTTTGCTGCTGCTAAGGTTGCAGATGATGTAAAGAAAGCAGCAAAAACTGGTCCTCAACAACTTAAGGGTCCCAGAACTGGTGTAATGCGTGTGGAAGATGTAGATCTCGTCGGTGAAGACTGGCAGAGAAAGTCTGGCAAGAATCCTGAGGGTGGCTTGAATGAGAAGGGTCGCAAGTCTTACGAGCGTGAGAATCCTGGTTCTGATCTGAAGAGACCTTCTAAGAAAGTTGGTAATAAGCGTCGTGCATCATTCTGTGCAAGGATGAAAGGTATGAAGAAGAAACTGACTTCATCCAAAACTGCTAATGATCCTGATAGCAGAATCAATAAGTCTCTCCGTGCTTGGAATTGCTAAACGGTAACTAAATTTACGATTCTTACCACATTTTGTTTGTAATAGAACAAAAAGTAACAATTGTATACAGACAAAAGTCTAAATAGACAGTATAATACTGATACCAAGTTTAGACTTCCAGTATGATAGCGTTTTACCTAACGGCTCTGATTATCTGCGCGTTGATTGTCTACGCAGGATATGAAACGACCTTTAGGTTAATCTATTTCATTGAGCTCCGCATCAAGTATGCGTGGGTTCAGGTTAGGTTGTATTTCATGAAAAAAGCATTTGAACGGCACATGAAGAAACTTGGTGTCCAACCCACAAGGAGTAACTAAATGTCTCAAGAGCTGTCTGATCTCAAACTTACCAGATCAGAATGCACTAAATGCGGCGCAGTATGGATTAACGGACAACATGTCTGGCGCGGCACAGGCAATACAACTGAAAACTCAGAATTAGATTTGGCAGGTTTAGTCTGCAATAATCTAGGAAACGAAGAATGTATCAATCCAAAGAAAGGCCAAATTGGTGGTCAGACTTGGGAGTATCGTTCTGGTTATATTGATGGAGCTATCGCTGCAAAGAAAGCAGTGCTAGAAGAGTTACGTGACTCACAGGATGACTGAAATTAAACCTGATTCTTTGGTCACTCGTAAAGAGTGCCAAGAGATGATAGACGCTGCTATTAGGAGGCATAATCGCAATGCTAGTATTATTTCTATGTGTGTCGGTTGGGTTGTTCTTGCACTTTTTGCTGAAGGTCTCCTCAGGCTCGTAGGTGCTATTGATCCTCTATTCCCATGGCTCAAGATTACATTACCCCAATAGCGTTTTATTCAGTTTGGTTCGTTCTTCTGGGTATTGCCATTTCCATGATTATTCAGGGATGGCGTATCTTGGGGGAGCGTGATGGATACATGAAGAAACCAGATTATAAGTCTCATCCTGAAATAGATGAGCTCCCACCAGGGACCACTGGTAAACTCATGTCAGTTAAATTCAAAGAACTAGAGTACCCAGAAGGGTATGACGAACTTCAAAAAAGAATCCACGATTTAAAAATGGAAGAACTTTTTGAAGAACCTTCCACTTACGAGGACGACGATGATGGACGAGACTAATCCAGAAGAGCATAAGTTTTACATGAACTTCAATATTGAAGATGTTTATTTGTTGTATGATTGTGTAAAGAGAAGACTGCAGACATGGGAGGGATCTCCAGCAAGACCATGGGGTGAACAAGAGCATCTCTGGCAACTAAGAGACGAACTATATAAAGCGGTGTTGGATTATAAGTTCAGCGCGATGTAATGTCTGAAAATGAACACATACAAACTACTACTATGCTTCTTGCCTCTCGCTGTGATCTACATAGTAATGAAGTTTGCTGTGTGGTTATCTGCCGTAAATTCTGAATCAGAGTATGTCAGAAAAGAACCTTCAAGAAAACGAGGACCTTATGTGGCAAACCCATATGAGGACGTTGACGAAGAGGAAGAGGAATATGGAGATCGCACAGATTATAGATGAGGCTCTTGAAGAACATTATTCCGAACTTGGTTTACCTGTTCCAAATTGGAAAAGGAGCAGAAACCCCGAGTGGTGGAAAGAATATTTAAGATCCCTAGGATTGACGGAGAATAATGACATTAGCTGATGCACTATTGTGGATATCCATACCGTTCGTATGTGCCACCATCACATTTGGACGATTTAAAGG